AATCAAAGAAAAGTTTACCTGCTCATCAGCGACGAAATTATAAGCCTGTTTATTGAGCGGAGTAAACTGCAACCAAGCCGATTCATTTACACTTCCTCTGAACATTCCGCCGTTTTTGCTTATGCCGATATCATAAACAATCACATCCGATTTGTTTGAGAAAGGCATATTGAGCAAAGCTATTGTAGATGTTCCGCCTAAAGTTGTTGCGTTCATAATGACGGTGACATTTACAATAACGATATCACCAATTTTTTCATAAAGGCAAGTTGCAGATTTTATTTTATCTGCAACGGTTGAGTACGGAGTAAGAGTAGCTGTGCCGAGTTCGATATTTGACGAATCGTATTTTGTTGCAAGAAGTGAATCAACCTCTGACGCAGAGTAAGACTTAGTCGGTGTGTTGCCAGACTTCGCAGTGGGTACATACAGCAAACGACCACCAGCGCTCATATTACGGGAATTGACGTTGTAACCACAACGACCGAAGAAGCCGCCCGCAAAACCGCCATAATTCCAACTACCTCCCCCAAGTGCGATACGGTAACCGTTTAAATCTGGTGTAACATAGAAGAAATCACCAACAGGCAATGCACTTGTTCCACCAGTTTCTGATGGCATTAAAAGCCAATCATATTCTTCTGAACCATATCCCATAGCACTGATATAGCCATTAGCGTTTGTCAAGGTAAAACCAACAGGCTCGTAGTTATCAGAGTGTTTTGATTCGTTAAATGTAAAATCGTTTGCAACATATGGCTGACCTCCGCCCATAGAGCCATCACCCCAAATGTTAATGCCTTGAATATGTTTCCAGATGTTACCCCACGGATTTTCAACACCACGGTAGGAAACAGAAACTTTTCCGTTTACATTGTAGGTTGTTTCTGTACCGCCTATTTCGTTGACAGTTTCTACAGCTTGACCTGTGCCGTTTCCGAGGCTTGCGGTTGAGCCTGTCAGGCTGGAACAGTTGTATGCCTTGTTATCGGCGATGGTGACAACACCCTGTCCGATGCCTTCCTGTGAGTTCATCATTGCAAGTTCAATCATCATCAGAAGTTGATTTGCACTTACTGCCTCGATTGTTTCGAGGTGCCAGCCTGAACCACGGTTTTGTGCCATCTGCTCAAGGTTTACTTTAGTTCCGATTCCTTTTCTTAAGCCACTAATAGGCTTTTTACCTGCAACTGAACAAAGCAAATCACCGTCCTCATAAACGATAGACTCATCAATATTATCGTTGACATAAGCTTTAGCAGAGACATCAAACATACTGCCTTCATCAGCCGAAAAAAGTATGTAGTCAATCTCGTTACCGTTTTCGTCATAGAATGCTGGATGCAGTTTGAACCCTGTTTTTGGCTTTGAGCTTACATAGTAGTTCGCTTTTCTCAGATGATAGCCAATTCCTGAATCAGTGTTTTTTTCCAATTTGAGTGGAACGACTTTATAATAAAATGCTGGCTGAAAAACCATTACCTGACCGTTCGAGCCGTCTTCCGTATAGCCTTCGTCGCCGTAATATGCTGTGATAGTGCCGTCGTCCAAAACATTACATCTTCTTCTGCCGCCGTACATTGTAAATTTATTAAAGTCTGAACCTTGCGACAGTCCGACTGCTCCTGCAAGCCGAGTGAATGTCTTGTTCTCATAATCGACACAAAGTCCAACTATATCTTCATCTGTGTAACCTATGTATGCTTTGATATCCTCAACATCTGCCTTGTCTGCTTTTTCACCGAGCGAATTATCGGCTTCGGCTTTTGAATAAACAGAATTGACATCTGCCTTGTTTCCGAGAAGTTCGTCCGTTTCTTCTGATGAGTAAAGTTCATTCGCCTTGTAATAATAAGCGTCAAGATATTCAATGCTTGGATAATTAACTCTGCTGTCTGTGATGTCCGTTTTGGAACTCACTTTGTTTGCATTGTCCTCTTTCTGTTTAAGCGCATTGGCTACGTCTATTGCGTTCGCCTTGCCTGCAAGAGATGTTTCCGCCGACTGCATTCGTGCTGACAACTGACTGACTGTGCTTTTTTCGGCTTTGTTGGTTACAGACGAATCAATCCCGTTAAGCCTTGCGTTGAGGCTTGAGGAGCTTCCTCTTGCGGTTTCGACTTCCGATTTTACGGTGGTTAAATCTGCCGTTGCGGTTTTGAAAGCCTCTTCAACAGCTGTAACCCCGTCTGTTGCCCGTTCAATCCCCTCATCCATATGGTTGAGGTTGTCGGCGTTAAGAGCAGGAACAGAGCCGTTCACAAAGACAATTTTATTGTATTTGTTCATTTTCTTTTACTTCCTTTCCTAATCGTTTTTCGCCCTTTGATGTGAGGGCAGTTATAAATCCGTCCATTTTCTTATTGAACACAAATGTTTCGATTGTCGGCAAATCTTCAAACGGAGTTTTAATTGTGTACTTATCGCCTGCCTCAAGCCACCAATACGAAAACAGCTTAATTTTTGTCGGGCGGTATTTATATACATCACCAAAAAAATTAACAGAATTATATTTTGTGCCGATATCACTTGCTGTTGTTCTGCACCTCATCAAAATGTTATCGGAAACATACCACGAAAAATCGTTACTGTTGCCATACAAAAACACTTTTTTATCAGCAAACTTAGCACTGTACATACGGATAGGCTCAAGTTCGTAATCTTCAAAGGATAAATCTTTGTACGAATCGATTGTTTCAACGGAAGATTGAGAATACAGCCTTTTAAAACGCATTTTTCCGTCGGCATCTATAACGGCAAAGCTCAAAGTTAATTCTGCATAAGCTTGGATTAAATCTGATAAGGTAATGTCCTTTATAACCTTTTCCACGCAGGTATCATCAAATTTCAGCGGTACACTAAAGACAGATAAGCTCGGCGGTGAAACCCCTGTAATTGCATAATCTTTGGCAAATTCTGCGATTATTGAATAAAAGTTCTTAAAATTATCGTCTTTTTGATAGTGTGCATAACCATAAGCAAAACTGCCGTCCTCGTTCTCTTTGCCTGCAAACCACAAAGACACATCCGCCTTTGACATATCATAAAAAGCGTCATAGGCTGTGATTTTGACGATGTTACGCTGTTTTTTATCTCTTTGAGCCGACTGAATTTTACCGTAGAAAACAGGACATTCAACCGTTCCTGTTTCGGCAGGACAAATAAGAGTATTTGACGGGTACAAATCATCTGACGGATACAGCTCTGATTCAAGATATGTTGCCGTTATGATGACCTGTACCGTCTTTCCTATCAAAGCCGAGCAATCATAATCAATGAGTTTCACGCTCATTTCAGAGGCTATGCAACCGCCGAATTTCAATTCTTTTTCAACAATTTCATTTTCAAGCGAAAAGCTGTCAAGCACGATACTTTCACCTGTTATATCCTCAAAACTGCCGTCGGGGGAATGCAAGGATACAGTGTTATAAAGCGTATTAGTTTTCAGCTTATCAGCAATTTCTTTAGCTACAAGCATTTTTAAGAATCACCCCTTAATACTCAATCAGCTCAACCGTAATCGGCTGATAGGTTATATCATTCTTTTCGGCATTCATTACGGTATATTCAATATCGGGAATATAAAAATAAGAGGTGTAATAGCTGTTCGTTTCATCGTTCCAATAAGTTACCCTGCACTTTCTCTGTAACTTATTCGCCATTGAGAGGTTGATAATCGACTGAAAATCAATCTTTTCGTCAAGATGAAGAATGTGAGTTGAAAACGAAATTTTTGTTTTGTAATTTGGCAGCGTTGCCCTTTGAAGCGTACCGTTCTGATCTCGTTCCGCAGAAGTTTCAAGTCGCTGATTCGGAGTTGATGAAAATGCGGTAATGTACTTATTCGGCATTATGTTGTTGCCGAATTTAAGCAAATAGCCGTTATAATTTGACATATCATCCCCCCTTTATGCAAATGCGGATTTACCGTTATGTCTGCGTCTGTAAAGCTCATCCTGTCTTATCATTTCTTCAAAAAGCGTTGAACCCTCAAGCTCGGCAGTAAACGAATAAGTGTTGCCGCCGTTATTGCGAAAGATAATGAACATTTCATAAATGCGTTTAAGCAGATCAAGAATTTGTGTGAGAATCACTGTATCCTGACCGCCCGAATTGTCGAGCATACCCTGTAACTTGTTAAGAGGGGAAATAACCTCAGGGTTACCGCTGTTAGCGCCTGCGTTATCGCCGACAACCGCAAGTGTCGGAGCTTTAACAATACCGCCTTTTGCAAATTTTCGTGCCGGTGATTCCGTGGGTTCTTCAAATCTCGGAATAAGAGGCGGATTTTCAGGCATTGAAAACTTCCAATCCTGTCCAAATGCCGCGCCGATAACACCCGCAATTCCGCCGATTGAATTAACAACACCCGAAACGAAATTATAAATGCCCGTCCATAACGCATTTATGCCGTCAATGATTGCGTTTATAATGAACTTAAACACGGCACAAATGCCGTCCCAAATACCTTTGAAGAAGTCGTAGATACCCTGCCATGCTTTTTTCCAATCGCCTGAGAAAACACCTGTAATGAAGTCAATAAGACCGCCGAATGTTTTCTGTATAGAGGTAACCAACCCACCGATAAATGTAAACACATTATCAAACACCCTTTTTACGGCATTGAAAACATTCTGAAATATAGGTCCCCAAAAGCTGACAAGCCAGTTTACAAACGGTGACAGGAAGTTATTCCACACGGTTGAAACACAGTCTGCAACCTTGCCGAAGAAGTTTATTGCACCTTCAAAAACAGGCTTCAGCCAGTTTTCCCAAGCTGACTTTACTATTGCTACGATAAAATCCCACGCAGGCTTAATCCATTGATTGTAAACATTCATCAGGGTTGTGCCGATGTTGGTAAACATATTGCAGATATTCTGAAAAATCTGCTGTCCGTTGCCGTTCCACCATTCGCTGATAATTGTTCCGATATTTCCGAAAATCTGACCGATAAAGTCAAACACATCTGCAAACTGCAATTGTAAATTTTCAAGAAATTCTGTGATTGTTGCACCGTCATTTTCAGTCCATTCAACAAGGCTTTCGGTTGCAATTGAAAACGCACCCGAAACGACTTCGCCGACTGAACCCGCAAAGGTTGTAAGATCGCTTAAAAAATTGGAAATTGATTCTTCCATTTGAGGGCGAACATTGTCAATTGCATTGCCTGCAAGTGTACCGAAATTATCAAAAAAGGCTGAAAGGTTGTTATAGCCGTTTGTAAGATTGTTGCCTATGGTGTCGATAAAGCCGATAATCTTTTCCCTGTCTTTTGAAATCCACTTAGCAACACCGCCTGAAATGGTCTGAAACGACTTTCCGCCGATTGTCGCAACCGCTCCGAATGCAGAGCCGATTGCACCGAGTTTTGCAGATCCGACCTTTTGCATTGTGCCGAATGCCTTTTGAACTATGGGAACAGCATTATCAAAAACGGTCTTGCAGTTCTTGCCTATAGCTGACCAATCAACCTTGTTAATACCTTTCTGTACATTCTCGACAAAGCCTTTGAATCCGCTTTTTTCGTATAGATTTTTGAACGCCCCCGAAAGGTTTTTGCTTGTGTCCTTGACAACATTCTTTGCAACAGCTCCGCCTGATGAACCGCCTGAAGAGCTTTTTGATGAGGAGGTGTCTGACTTTGAAGATGAGCTGTCAGAGCTTGAAAGCACATTCAGCTTATCAAAGCCCGCAACACTTCTCTTTGCTTTTTCGGAACTTTTCTGAACATTATCAAGTGACTTTGAACTGTCATCTGCCGTATCCGTAAGGCTTTTGGCAGAATCGGACGCAGATTTGATATTGCTTGCGGTGTTATTGCCTGTATCCCAGCCGAATACCTTTGAAAGCGATTCAACCGCACCTTTGGCATATTCCGTTAAAGTCGCAAGTGCGGAACTCAACCGCTTTACAACCTGAGTTGCCACCTGTAAAATAGGCTGACCGACTACGGCAAGGAGCTGTTTCCAACTTTCTCTGAGGTTGCCTGTTACATTCTCCCAACCGTCTGCTTCACGGCTTGCCTGTCCCATAGCACCCGAAAGCTGATTAGCGTCCTTGACCATTTGCAAAAGCGTGAGCTGTTTCTGCGATTCCGACAAATCCGTAAATGACTTGCCATACAGCTTATTAGCCGCCGCATTTCGTGTGGTTTCAGTACAGGACAAACCGAGTGCGGCGTCATTTTCAAAGTTACCTTTGAGGAATGATTTCAGGCTTTCTGCGGTATCTTCAAGCGAACGATCGTAATATGCGGCACTGTCGGCTGTTACCTGTAAAGCCTCCTGCATCATACCCAAAGCACTTGAACTGTCCATACCCGTAGTTTTGGCAAAGGCATAAATGCTTGTGCCGACACCCTGTAATCGGGTTTCAAGAATACCGCTTTGATCGGCAACGCTCTGAATGGCTGATTCTGCCTGCGACTGCATTGTGCCGAAAGTCTGCTCAAACTGTGAATTTGCCGCATTGACTTCCGCAGCCGATTCAATGCACTGCTGACCGAACTCCTTGATTTTGGCAACGGAAAAGGCGGCAACCACAGCCGCACCGATTTTCTTAAACGAGGATGAAACCGAATTGCTTAACTGCTCACCGCTGCCTTTGATGTTTGAAAACTCTTTCTCGGTTTTCTGAGAAACGCCCTCCGCAACCTTTGAAAAGGACTGTTTCATATCCGTGCTTACATTTTCAAAATCTTTTGAAAGACTCGAAAACGCCGAATCAAACTTTTTTGTAATTGAATCGGAAATCTTATGCAATGTTTTAGAAATATCATCACCCGTAAGCCTGACATCAAGCTCAATTTCACCCGCCTTTGCCGCCATATTCACCACTTCCTTTCATTTTAGATTTTTTAAAAACAGGCATAAAAACAGCGCACACCGTTATGATGTACGCTAATAAAATTTTGCAAAAGAACAGCCACTCCGTTTGGAGTGGTTGTTTTTTTACAAGCTTGCAAAAAAGTTTTGAAATTCTGCAAGAACGGTGTTCATATCTTCGTCTGAATAGTGCTTTACATTCCTTGACCGCCACTTGTTGCGGATTTTATGCTGTGACGAAGTAAAGTTTTTCAAGACCTCTTTGTCGGTTTCAAGGCGAATTTGAACCGTTCTTGCAAGCGGTGTTTCGGGTCCTAAGCCTTGCAGAAGTGAGCAGAACTCATTCCAACTCATTTTAGCAAAATCCTTTGAATAAATGCTGACCCCGTACTCCGAACGAAAGCTCGACACGATTAAATCAAAGTCATCAATCAAATCGTAGCCGGGGTCTGAGCTTCCCCCTCGTCAGTCAAATCGCCTGTTGCAATTTTGGCGGATTCGCTGATAAGGACGTTGAAATCGTGCATATTCAGCTGTAACTTTTCAATCTTTTTTCTTTCGGATTCATCAAAAAGAAGATGATACATTTCGATAACATCTTTGCTTTTACCGTTGCCGTCCTCAAAAAGTGCCGCAACTTTGAGCATTGAAACTGCGTCATTGTTGATTGCAAGGTCAACATTTTTAACTCTGACGCTCGGCTTTTCCTTAAAATTAAGTTTGTCTGTAATATCAATTAACTTTGACATAATCGTTCATTCCTTTCGTTTTTTAAGCTGCTGCTGTATATACCGGCTTGCCGTTTGACATAACTTCAAATTCAAGCGGAGCAACACCCGTACTTGCGCCTGCACCGTTTGATGTAACGGATACAACTGCATTTTTAAAGAGTACGGTTGCACCGTTGGGGAAGGTCCACATAAACGGAACTTCTACCTTTCTGCCGTTTTCAAATGACAATGCGGCAATCTGGTCGTTGCCTGCGTCACCGATTGTACGCTTGCCCTTTACCGAAATTGTGATTGACTTTGCTGTCATAAGCCTTGACTTCCAGCCCTCGTTTTCAAAGGCTGTCCATTCCTCGACACCGTTGTCAAATGCAACGGAAAATTCTTCGCAGTTAGCAATATTTGTCGTGGCGGATTCTGTTCCTGCCTTGCCAACCGCAAACTGATTTTCATAGCACGGGAATACTCCCGATTCAACTTTTGCCATAAGATTACTTCCTTTCGTAATAAAATTTAACTTCAATGACCTGCTCATACACGCCCTTGTCGTCTGTTCCCACATCAACGGGTTCTTCCGTGAGCAGTTCGATTATATAGATTTTGTGTTCCTTAATTTCAACTTTTTTAATGCCGTAAAGCATTTCGTAAAGTCTGCGTGCAAACTCCTCGGTTTCTCTTGCGTTGTCGGTGTAATGGATAAGCAAAGACACGCTTATTGTATCGTAGGTGCTTTCACCGCCGATTGCCCTTGTGGGTGTTCCCGACTGCTTTAATGAATACACACCGATTGACCTGTCCTGCTTGTTGTCAAGCTTGCCAATGTAATAATGCTCTGCTGAGGTAACGCTTTTGAGCCAATCTCTGATGTCCGATAAGTAAATCAAAGTCCTGCTTCCTTTCTGTATAATCTCACAAATGCCCGACTGCAAAAATTCTGCCGTGTACCGCCCTCAAGCCACGGTGAGAACCATTTACCGCCGGCGGCAATGTTTTCATTACGGCTGAAATTATACTCGGGATGAAAATACAACCGCCTTGCATACGGAGTGCTTGACACGATTTTAATCGTGCCGTTCCAACTCTGCACACAATCTTCAAAGGTATTTTCGTTCTGAAGATTACCCGTATCAAACGGCATTACCTGCGTGTTTTTCACCTGTTTAAGAAGTGCGTCACCCGTCTGTTCAAGAGCCTGTTGCTTTGCCCTATCAAGCTGTTTTACAACAGGCATATTGAGTTTGATTTTTGATGATACCGAAAATCCCATTAAATCACATCCAATTCCGTAAAATTAACTTTGCCATCGGGGTTGCGGTGTTTTGTACCCTGCACGATGTTTCGTTTTACGCCGTCAAGGATTACAAAGCCACCACTTAAATTTGGGCTGTCGGGGGCAATATCGCCGTCAAAAAGCAAGACAGCCGACACCTGAACAATTTTCTGCTCTTTGGTATAGACCGTCTTTGCCTTTGACTGCATATTACACAAGGCAGAGCCACCGTGCAGGGTTGCTGACGGGTACAAGCTGTCGGAGGGATACAGATTTTTGCATTCAAACACGGTCAGGGGTGCTCCGTCTTCGGTAACACCCTCACCGTAGATTGTGACCTCGACAGGAGTTTTGCAGAACTGCTTTTTTACAAGTGACGGAAATTTCACGGTTTTCACGCACCTTTCAGATTGCAGGATAACAAAGTCCTGTTGATTTTAGCAACGCATAGAGGTCGGCAGGAATTGCCACTCCGCTGATACACATTAAGTTCCAGCTTGCGCCAAATTCCATTGATGTGCCGTTGATTGAATAGCTTTTCAGATAGGAAGAAATCATATCGGCATTTTCTTCTTCAAAAGCAGTAAGTCTGCTATGCACTCTGCTGATGATTCTCTTCTGCATTTCCGAAAGTTTTTCAAAATCAATGCGGTTAAAAGTCAGAACATCAATGTGTTCGGCAGAGATAATACTGTTTTCATCTCCGCCCTGATGTTCAATGTAATCGGCATACATAGATTTACTCCTTTGTGTCTGACTTGGTACTCTCTTTAAGTTTTTTGTTTTCGGCTTTGAGCTTTGAATTTTCTTTCTTCAAAGTATTGTAATCATCAACAGAAATTTTCTTGCCTAATCCATATTCTTTGATTTTGCCGTTGTCATCCTGAATATCATAACCACGGGATACATAAATCTTAGCTTCCTCGTCCGTGTTGACTGTATATGACTTATTGTCTTTGATTGCTTTCATTTTTTCTCACCTCGCTTTAAGCCTCGGCATGAATGATTACGCCCTGCTTCATAAGTTCGTCAATGGCAAAAGTACCATTAACTTTTCTGTTCTGATATATATAATTATCAGCTGTTCGGCTGTCAGAACCCGGAGTATAGACATTGATATATGAATACTTAACTCTTGACACCTGTGCTTCCGGGTCAATAAGAATATAGTCAATCTGCTTAGCTGAGCTGTCAGCAACACAACCGTTTGTAAAATCAAACAAAGACTTCATTCTTGAGCTTGGCACTTCTACAATCTTATCAATATCATCAACGGAACGAACACGGCGGTCAATGCCCTTTGCGGAACTGATTTCAAGTGTTCTCTGAATACCCTCTGCATTCTTCAAAAGCTTTTTGTACTGTGGTGTCGCATAAAGAATAACCCTGTCGAGCGGTACACCTGCTTCGGCAAAAGCCTCAAGGTTATCGTCAAAATCTGCAAGCACATTCGACGCAGTTAATGCAGCAGTTTTTACTGTTGCACCAACTCGCTTAGCTTCTGTATAAAGCTTGCTGTAAGTATAACAGTCGAGTTCAGGTATAGCCTGTGTTTTTTCAAAGCGTGTCTGAATATTTGCGATAGTTACTACCATATTTGTTTCGTCAACATCAATAGGGTCGATAGCAAACTCAATATCTCTGTCGTGGTCAAGGGGTTTGGTTTCGTAACCGTTTGAATATGTACCCGAATTAAAACCGCCTGCACCTCGTGTATGGTCTTTATAACCGCTGACCGAGAGTTTCGGGATTTTAATATCCTTACCGTTGATAATCTGAATGTCAGAGTTTGAGTGGTAAAGGTCATCACAAGTAAGGGCTTGACCGTACAATTCTCTTAAAACATTACTGAAAATAGTTGCGTATTCTAATACTGCCATAATTATTTACCTCTTTTCTTACTTTTTCGATTTGATGCCGAAAATTCCTCTTAAGGCATCTTCTGTTAAATTTTTGTTGCCGTTGCCGTCACCGCCGATTTTCTTAACTCCTGTGCCGTTCTCGGCAGGTTTGCCCTTGAGTGCGGGGATATCATCAAGTACCTTTTTAACTGCCTCTGTCAGCTTTTCCGCATTGACCTTGCCGTCTGTCACAGCCTTTGAAAAGTCTGCAATTTTAAGCACATACGGAACGGTTGCAATGTCAACGCCCTGTTTTACGGCTTCGAGGGTTGCCGACTGATTGACTTCTGCCATGAGCTTTGCGTTGTTTGCGGATTCAACTTCCGACTGCATTTTTGCAAAGTCGGGAGTGTTCTTGGCTTTCTGCTTTTTAAAAGCACCGATAGCCTCTTTCATCTCATCGGCTGACAATCCCTGCTCCTTAAAATATGACTTCAAAACGGTGTCCTCTGTCACGCTCTGTTTACCTGTAATAAGGCTTGCGAGCTTGTCATAATCAAAGGCAGGAGCGTTTCCCTGTGGAGTTCCCTGCGGTGCAGGTGTCGGTTCATTGGGGGTTGGTGTTGGATTTGGTTCTGCCATTTTTTCATATCCTTTCAGTTTTTCGGGTGTCTCCCGTAATCAGTTTATAGAGTGTCTCTCTGTTTCAGTTTTGCACGGTGTCTCCCGTAGTTTAATGTCTTCGGACAATAAAAAAGCACCTTACATATTCGTAAAGTGCTTAATCTGCTGATTCTGTTTTCTTTGTTCTCGGCTTTTTAGGAGCGTTTTGTTTATTTTCCGTAGCGTTTGGTTTAACCTCAACTGCAAAGCCGCCGTCAATGAGCTGTTTGGCTCGTTCGTCAGAACATTCAAAGACTTCATTTACAGGACGGGTTACATATCCGTTCTGCCTGTCGTTAAATGCTGTTGTTACTCTGATTTCCATTCTGTCACCACCTTTCTAAACCGGTCGAAATCGACGGGTTTAACTGTTAATCTTTACTCTTAAATGTAATCGGCAAAATCTGTTTAGGCAGGAAGTTAATTTCATAACGGTATTTGTCCACTTCTGCACCGCTTATGTCCTCTACAACATACATAGTTTCATCATTAAGACCTATGATATGCTTTTTGTATTCACCCTTGCCCGTTTCGCAGACAACCTCAATTTGGTTATCGTCATTATCGACCTGTAATGAAAAAGCGGCAACAAGTTCAAACGACGGCTTATCGGTTCTTGTGTTAATAACCGTAAGCCTGCGTATCACATTGAAATTGTCTGCTTCCTGCGAAACATTGTACGATACCTGCGTTGCCTCGGTACAGCCCACAGTAACCAGTACGGTTGTTGCAATCATAACCACCATAAGTACAATTGCTAAAATTCTTTTTCTCATAGTATCAAACCTTTCTTTGATTAATAATAAAAAAGCACTCTGATTTCTCAAAGTGCTGATTTGATGTATTTAGTTCTGTTACGGCAAGTTACAGACAAGTTAAAAAGTCCGAAAACAAGCCGTTTTTCTTGCTCTGAACATATTCTCGGCAAGTTAAACAACAAAACCGCCCTTTTTACGGAGCGGTTAGTTTTTGTTTCTTTGTTTTTCAAGTTCTTTAATTATTTCGTCAAGACGTTTTGAAGCTTCTTCGTTAGAACCATCTAAAACAGATTTGTTTATTTCTTCCATTCAAATAAACCTCCTTCTTGATGTTTACTTAAAAATTTATCAATAACCTTTCTGTATTCACTGTCAGAACCTGTTTTTATCCTCTTTTTTTCCATTCGTTGTAACTCTGTTAAAAGTGATAGCCTGTCGTATCCTTTCAACTTTGTTAATACTTCAATGTTGCCATCGTTTTTCACAATAGTAAATGTTTTTATACTATCATTCTTAATAAATTCGATAATATCATTTAAAGAATAACTGCTGTTTCTCGGGTGATTGTGCATAACAAATAAATCTTTGCCTTGAAGTGCTGATCCAAAATCTATTTTTTCATCAGTTCCTTTAATAGGCTCTATAATCATTTTGGACACATCATTTTTTAACACGAAGGCAACTTCTTTATTGTCATTTTGTTCTTTTGAAAATTTCAAAAGCTCCTTGTGTTGTTTTTGAATTTCCAAACACTGCTCTTCTGTATAACCTTCAATATCAACTTTAGGAATACAACTGATAGCTTTATCGGTTATCGGAGTAATAGGCTTTTTACTTTTCTCTTTTATTATACCACTTTTACCCGATTTTGCAACAGATTCAGGCAAACTATTTTCTGCCTTTTTCGCTTTTTCTTCAAGTATATTCGCCCTATCGTGCCACTCATCGGCTCGGGTTTGGGCAATGCGTTTGTTGTCCTCATCAAGGCTGTATTCGGCACGGCGGTCAAAGCGTTGCGCCTGCCGTTCTGCGTACTGCTGTTTTTCTTCAAGCCGTTCTCTACGGTCCATTTCTGCCTCTTCTTCGGGGGTGACAGGTTCGAGCGTCGTTATTTCCTCGTAATATGTACTTGTGCTGTCCTTACATCTCGGATGAAACAAACCGTTCTTGATTGCGGTTGAGAGAAGCGGATAGTTTCCGTCTGACTTTTTGCCGTTTGAATACACATCGTCAATAAACACTTTGCCGATATATTTTGCACAATCGGGGCAACCGCCCTGTCTTGAGTTCACAACAACGAGGGATACTCCCCATTCGGCTCGCTTTTCGCCCTCACCACGCAGATAGGCTCTTTTGTTGGCTGTTTTAACCGCCATATCCGCATAATCCGAGAGCGTATGCCTTGCACCGTTTTTGTATTCCACACAATTAAGACCTGCGTTGAGCATATCCTTGCAGGCGATGTCAACGGCTTTTTCGTATGTAACCGCACCCGTGTTCATTGCAACATGTGCGTTAAAAATCGCCTTGCGGTACTTGTCGTTGCTCATACGCAAAACTGCCGTTTCTGCCCTCTTTAAATCGTCTGTGGTCGATTTTATGAGTGCGTCAAGTTTACGGTCATTCACCTTAAAAAACTCGGCTGTGCTGTGTTCTGACGGCTTTTTTGGAGCTTTGAAGCCGTCCTTGACAGCTTCAAGAATTTCTGCCTCCTGACTTGCATTTCCGTCAGCTTTGGCGGTGCGAATCATCTCTTCAACCTTGCTGTTAATGGTTTTGAAACGCTTGCCGAATTTCTTTGCGTTGTGCTTACGGTACTCTTCAAGACTTTTGAGCTGTTCAGCCTGCCATTGTGTCCAGTTGTAACCCTCTTTGGTTTCTTCGGCTCTGTGACGGCTGAAATTTCTCATCATGCTGTCAATCAGTTCATCTTCGATTTTTTCAAAGGCTTCTCTGATATTGTAATCACTCATTGTTTACCTGTGTATCATTCTGTTCGGGATTGCTTTCGGTTTTTTCTGCATTATTTTCCGCATTTTCTTCATCATCTGCGTTATTGTCAGGTTCTTCTGTGTCGGTAAGGTCCACATCGTCAAGCTCCGATTTTTCTTCTTCGCCTGCAATGCCCTGTTCTTCCTTAATTCTCTGCACCTCTTCGGCTTTCCAATCCTCCGACTTGCTGTCGCCGTAAAGCTCATCAACCGAGGTTTCAACTGACATCAAACCGCCCTGTCTTGCTTTTGACACGGTTTCAACCTGACTTTCAAAGCTCGGATTTGCATATTCGCCGAAGTTTACGGACACCTCTATTCCGTCAACAATTCCCTTGCCGTTAAGCTCACTGTCGGCATTAAGTACGGCAAGAACAAGGCTCTGTAAAGCGTTCTGCGTAATTTTCACAAGGTTTTGCCTTGTGTAAAGGGTTGTCTTTTCCTTTTCACGCTGAGCGTCTGCATTATCAAGCTTCTTCGTATCAATGCCGAGAGTTGACGGCGATATAATGCCCTGTAAGCAGAGGTCGAGGGCAGTAATGTATGAACTCAAATAGCTTTCGTGCTGAATCTGCGGACTTTCGGCGTAAATCCTGTTGCCGTTGCCGTTTTCGGACATATCGTTGCCCACGGTGATAAATCGGTTGTCAAACGGATTTGGCGACATCGGCTGACAGGTTTCGGGATTTCTCGGAACAAGGCAATCAGGCACATACTGCTTTGTTCGGCAGGCTCTAAGTGCGTCCATCCACTGTGACCACACTTCATCAAGGCTGTCGAAAGCGTCTGTTTTTATGCCGATAATGCCCGCACCTCTGCCCTTGTGGCACGATTTGCCGTAAAGGACAGGTACAGCCCACATATATGATTCGTCAAATGTAACGCCCTTTGAATCAATCCACGAAAGAGCGTCAACCGTGTGCAGGTCAATCTCTTTGCCGTTGTCATCATACAAAGCATAGTGAATATAGCCGTAACCGTATGTTTCTTCAAAACGGTAACGGCGGTGTTTTTGCGTGTAATCGGTGTAAAACTTAACCTCTCGGATTCTGCCACGCACATATGTAAAGTCGATGTTTTCGGCAGGATACCATTCAACAATCGGAACATCTGATACAGCCGTGTCAAAGCTGACCTTAAAAGCACCATCACCGACAACACATAGGTCCCGGAGCATTTGCTTAACCGTGTCGGACAATTTGTTCTGCTTTTCAATGTCTTCCCAACGCTCAGCATAAGCGGTTGAATTTTTGCTTGTAACATCTGTGCCGTTGTAGTCGGCAATTACGATATTCACAAGCGTTTCGCAGATGAGTGCCGGCAAACCCGTGTGTATTTTACGGATTTCAAGCCCCTTTGTGCTTTTTGCCGCCCAAAACATAGTTTTGTTTGTATCAATCTGCCTGTACAGCTCCGCAAGCTGTCTGCTGTTGCCCCAATACCAAATGCGATTGATAAAGCACTCGGTCAGATGATTGCTTGTTTCGGTGACGGTAATTGTTTTGTCGCTTGCAGGAGTAATCTGCAAAAAGTTTTTAATTCCCGATCTGATAGATTCAGCCATTCTGTTAATCAGCCCCATTTATTTCACTTCCAATAATATTTTTAAACGGCAACCACGCATATTGACCGCTGTTAATGCAATGGTCGTGACCGTCCTCGGGTGTGTTGTCTTTATCCTCTCGCCAGCTGTAAATTTCAAACTCGGCAATCGTGTTTTTGCAATGGTCAAGCACAAAATAACAGTCAGTGGCAAGCCATCCGAGTACAAGATTGATTCGGTCGATAATCTTCGTTTTCTTCCATGCATTTGCAAAGTCATAAACACAGCCGTGCTGTCGCTTATACTTTTGAAATTCGGTAATAGTCGCTTGGTCGGCGCTGTCAATAAAAGCCGTGCGTGCAAAGCCCCATTCATCACGGTTGCGGTCAAGAAAATCAATAAAATTCTTCACCGTGTCACTCGGGGCAATAGGTGTTTGCATTTCAGCGTTGTTATAAACTCTTTCATCAAGCTGAACACACTTGCCGTGATTGGTAATGCCGTAAAATGTCATTGCGATAGTGTCAGGCGACTTCTGCGAATAGGCGGTATCAAGACCTGCGGTGAACTGAACAAAGTGTTCTGACTTGCGGTTACAGTTCAAAAACTTTCCTGCCCACTCTTTTGATTTGATATGTCTTGCCCTCTCAAAATTCGGGAACACAAGACCTGTTGCTCTGCCTCGCAAACCTAAAATTTTATTTTTATAGAGCTTTGTACCTTTCGGTGCAGAGTTCTTTTTCTTTTCAATCTGTTCGGGTGTAAGACTTAAATTGTCGGCAAAAGAAAAGAACCAATACCGCCAATTCGGTACAGGTTCTTCGGTAAGCTCCGCCGTAATCTCGGGGGGAACATCGTTTTCATATTTTTTAAAAGGACGGGAGCGGTTGACAAACTCCTTATACACAGGCAGGCTCGGATCATCGGGATTCAGCGTTGCAAGCATATAGTCATTACGGGTTGACATCTCTCGGATAAACTCGATATCGGCGGTGTTGATTTCGTCAATATAAACGCACCCAAACTGCGCACCGAGAACCATTTCCCATTTATCTCGACTGCTGTAGCCGAGAATATAGATAATTTTGCCCTCAAACTTGATATGCGGCAGCTTGTAATCCTTGTCGCCGTTACCACAATAGACAGCGTTGCGGTGCAAGTCGAGAATACCGTTGTCCTGTTGAATTATAGTTTCCTCAGCCTTGCCCGTAGTTTTGGCGGCAATTGCGTGAAGCTTCTTCGGCGACTGCGACACCATTCGCATAAACTTAACGCCTGCTCCGACTGTTGTTTTTCCTGAGGCTGTAGTGCCTTCAAGAAATTCAGCCGACACATTTGTTGTGTTGATAAAGTCGATATACTTTTGTGACAGCGGAAATTTGTTACTCACTCAGCCCCTCACCGCCCAACTGTCTGAACACATCGGATAGCTTTTCGGACTGCTCAACTTTCGCATCAACCTTAACGGTGTATTCACCCGTCATCTTGTTGAGCGTGTCAATCGCCCTGATTCTGTCGGAGGTGTCCTGCCCGTCATTCCTTGCAATGTCGGACAAAGCAACCTGTCTGTCCTTTGCACTCATAATGCGCTCATCCTTGAGCTTATCGGAAAGCTCCTTGATGTATTTTGAAACTCCAACATTCTCCAACAATTCATACGCTCTTGCGTTTGCGTAATTTTCTGAATATCCTGCCTGTATCGCACTCTGAACGGTGTTACCGCTCTGCGCATAATATTCCGCAAACTTCCTCTGTCTTGCATTTAATTTGTCTTTCACGGTATCACCGCCTTTCACACTAACACAAAACCGCCCTCAAACGAGAGCGGTCTGTAAATAACAATTTTATTTAACTCTAGTATTTTTTTCTATGTTTTCTAAAAGTGAAAACAATTCATTTTCTTTTTCATCTTCAACTTGAAAATCCTTCTGCATTTGTTTCATATTTTCGATTAACAAATGACGAACAAAGTTAATGAATTTTGCAAATGTAACCAAAGACATCAATATTACAATAGAAAGCCAAAAAGAAACAAATATATTTTTAATTTCATCGTCACCAATTAGCCAGGTACAAAGAATAATGCAAACAATGTTTTCTATAATGCCTAACATTATTAGCGTTATAATAGGCTTATCTGACTGTGATTCAAGTATTGCCCTACTGACATTTATAACCGATACAGACACTACCGTTGCGATTGTTAAATAAAAACCAGTGGTAATAGTAAGTATAGTCGCTATCATATTTAACCTGTCATTAGGAAAGATTTTAACTGCTAAATTATCAAGAGTAATTTTTATATCAACAAAACTATTATTATAAATTATTACCCCCACAATAAAGAAAGCAATGGATATCAATAATATAAAGAATTCTATTTTAAAATCGCTTAATGATGATTTAATCTTATTCATATATTTCACCTCCTACGATTTCATACTACCACTAATTGTCATAATATTCTTCCGGATTCCAATCCAAACACAGCTCTCTTAATTCAGTGGGCATTGATATTTCAGCAGCTTGTATGGAAATTCTCTGTTTTCTATACTTATTAACCTTACCTTCAAAAGCTTCATTACAGCTATTTAAAAGATATTCAGAAGGCAAAAAATTGTCTCGAATACCAAAAGTGTGGCTAACTATAATATTACTATCTTTAAGTTCAGCATAGTCATTATCACCTTGAGGCGTTACATATTTTAATCTGATTTGTTTGATTATATCTGGATTTAACTTCAAATCTTCAATCAATTGATAAACACAATCTATATCAAGAGAATCCTTCTTTTTTGCATAATTAAATCCAAGTTCTAGTTTAATGCTTTCCGATTTAATATCATTAGCAGAATATGCTATAAAAGAATTTATATGTCCTTTTTGTGATCTGAATCTATTTGCATACAGAGACTTAACTGCATCGCTAATGCGTAATTCTATGATAATACTTTTTACGTACTTTGCATTCTTTAATTTACTTAAACCATTATCTTCAAATAAAGGTATAATTTTGATTTCATAATCGAATGCTCATGTACGGTAAGGAAGCAAGCAACCGAAAACAAGAGATAGACCGCCAGCACTACACTATTCCGAACCAAAGACCAAAAGATAAGCATTGTGGGAAAATCTAAACTTTTGGATTTTCCTACAATGCCGACTACGGCGGAATCCCTCCCACTCCTTATATCTTTCTTTCCGTATACATTGAATTTGTATTTAGTAAATGCTATAATGTCCCTATTCAAATTATAAATGTGTTGAATTAGTTACATGTACATATTTTTTGTGCCGGAGGAAGTGAAATGAAACAAAAAATTTATCTCATTACAGGCTTAATGGCTTCTGGAAAATCTACAGTTTCCGATTTACTGGCAAAATCAATAGAAAAATGCGTCCATCTTCGTGGTGATGTGTTCCGAAAAATGATTATTTCAGGCAGAGAAAATATGTCAGCTACCCCATCAGCGGAAGCAGTCCGCCAGCTGTACCTTCGATACAAATTGACTGCTGATGCGGCAAGGTCATACTTTGACAACGGCTTTTCTGTAGTGATCCAAGATAACTACTACGGTGATGAATTAAACCGAATGATAAATTATCTGCATAAATACCCTGTTGAGGTTGTCGTTCTTTGTCCAGATGTGGAAACAATAAAAGAAAGGGAACGATACAGGGAGAAAACAGGCTATTCC